GTTATAGCACTCTGGAAAAGTGGGGGCAACCGCAACACAATTACGGCGCTGCTGTAGACATAATCCGTTATAGCACTCTGGAAAAGTGGGGGCAACCGCAACTTCTGTAAACGGGTCGTCATAATGAAACTTGTTATAGCACTCTGGAAAAGTGGGGGCAACCGCAACAAGTTTAAGTTTAGAAGAGCAAGCAATTGCGTTATAGCACTCTGGAAAAGTGGGGGCAACCGCAACTATTTCACAAAGTGGGTTTGATGCTATTGTGTTATAGCACTCTGGAAAAGTGGGGGCAACCGCAACTACGAGAGTTATTAGACTTCTCTACTTTTAGTTATAGCACTCTGGAAAAGTGGGGGCAACCGCAACAACAAACAGGGAAAATATATCAATGAAAAAGTTATAGCACTCTGGAAAAGTGGGGGCAACCGCAATTATTCAAAGGAGATTTCAATGACAGAAGCCGTTATAGCACTCTGGAAAAGTGGGGGCAACCGCAACTGCGGTGAGCGGTCTAATACTTAGTATTGAGTTATAGCACTCTGGAAAAGTGGGGGCAACCGCAACTTCGTTTGCGTTGTGTGAATTATGGTTTGCGTTATAGCACTCTGGAAAATTGGTGGAGCCAAGGGGAGTCGAACCCCTGACCTCTACACTGCCAGATTTGCAGAATCATTTGTTTTAAAACAAAAATATTTACAAATACGCCAAATAATTAGGCTGATTTATAAAGATAAATTTGTGTGGGTCACAAAAATATTTGGGGAAATTGATGCTTGATCTTGCCCCTCATTCAGAGACTATTGCCCGCGCTCTTTTTGGCGATCCAAACCCGCATCATTCTAGTTCTGGAGAACTTAGATTTGGCAGCAATGGATCTTTAAGCATTAAAATTACTGGTGAATATGCTGGAACTTACAGAAACCATGAAAAGGAAAACGGCGGTTCAATTTATGATCTTGTCAAGCAAGAAAAAGGTGACAAAACCAAAGAGTGGTTAGACCGTACAATCGGTTCTTATGAGCCCACCCAAAAAAGTAATATCAAAAAGGTTTATGAGTATTGCGATGAAAATGGAGCTTTAATTTTTGAGGCTGTGCGGTTAGAGCCAAAAAGTTTTAGACAAAGACGCAAAGATAATGGAGAATATATATGGAACTTAAAAGGAATTAATTCCCATATACCTTATAGATTGCCGGAAATATTAGAAGCAATTGCTAGCGAGAAAGCAATATACATTGTTGAAGGCGAAAAAGACGCAGATCTTTTGTGGAAAATGAATATTCCAGCAACATGCAATGCGGGCGGTGCAGGTAAGTGGACTAAAGATCATTCGAAATATTTTCGTGATGCGCATGTAATAATTATTCCAGATAATGATGAAGCAGGAGCTAAGCACGCTCAATCGGTAGGTGTATCCCTCAAAGGCATTGCTGATGAAATAAACCTAATGGAACTGAACGGTTTACAGCAAAAAGGCGATATTTCAGATTGGTTCAATAAAGGCAACAGCGTTGAGGATTTTTATAAACTTGCTTCAGTAGCACCAAAATTCATGGTTGCGAAAAATTCGTCATTGATTTTCTTTGACGACGATAAATTACCGCCGCCTCCCTCATGGCTAGTCAAAGATATTATTTCACAAGATGCGCTATCGATGGTCTATGCGCCAAGTGGCGTTGGAAAGACATTCCTTGCGCTAGACTTAAGCCATGCAATTGCTTCAGGACGAAATTGGTTCGACCAGTGCACATCTGGATTGCCTGTTTTGTACATTGCCTCAGAAGGCCAACATGGTATCAGGAAACGAGTTGCGGCAATAAAGCAAAAGTATCCTGACTATAAAAATGTACCGTTAGCAATCCTACCAGCGTCATTGAATTTTCATGAAGATCATCAAAAACCTTTAGATGAAATTACAAAGCTATTCGCAGACTGTTCTGAGGCATTTGGAGAAAGTCCAAAGCTAGTTGTTTTAGACACGTTGAGCCGAGCCATGCTTGGCGGTGTGGATAGCGATCCAAGGGATATGAAGCGAACACTCGATAATGTTGAAAGAGCCCGCCGTGAGCTTGGCGTTCATATAATGCTTATTCACCACACCAGCAAAGACAAAAGTCTTGGCATGAGGGGATCTTCAATTGCCTTTGATTATGCTGATACAATTATTCAATTATCAAAAGATGAGGAAACCGAAGATTTAGAGGCCAAAATTGTAAAACAAAAAGATGGAGCGGACGGCACGAGATATCGTTTTCAACTACAACCAGTCACTTTACCAAGTAACGACCCGACAATTGAAGTAACGTCGCAAGTCGTGGAATTTGCAGGTGCACTAAGTGGTAATGAAGTCGATAAAAAACCAGTCCTCAACCAACGTGAGACAAAAGCGTTAGAGTGCTTGAAAGAACTTATAGAGAGCTCACCCGTAACGCCTGTAACAGGCTGTAACAATCCAAACGTTACGAATGTGGCGGTTAAAACTGACACTTGGCGTAACATGTTTTTCCAGACAGAAGGGTTAGAAGGAAATAGCCGTCGCATGATCTGGAAGCGTGTAAAAAACAACCTCTTACAGAAGGGGGTTGTTATTGAAAATGGTGAATTGTCATGGATACCGTAACACCCGTAACAAGCCGTAACAGGCCATACATGTTACGGCGGTCAGGGGAGCGTAACACCCACCCCCCTAAAGGGGTGGGGGTGTTACGACACTCCCCGAACTCAATAGCCGAGCGGATTGACGATATTTCACATCGTTTGGAACGATTAGTTCCGTGCCACCGAAACCCTCACAAATTTCACGAAGAAAAAAGCGAATTAATTCACGAACTGCGAAAGCTAAAGGATATCAAACATGTTTAAATTCAAAGTAGATACTAGTGGCCTTGATCCCATCGCGAGAGCTTGGGCAGAGGGTAGCAAAAAAGCTCCGCGAATAATTGCAGATGCTTTAAACGCATCTGGTGATAAGGGGTATACAAACCTTAAAAAGGTAGCAGCAGAAAAAGAAGGCGTATCTAAAAAAGCAATTCATAAAGCAACAAGAGTTAGACGTGCATTTGCGGGCAATAGAAAAAAAGGAGCATTGTTGGAATATGAACTGCATATTTCAGGTAGCCGCCGGATTGCCTATAGAGATCAGCCAAAAGTCCGAAAGACCTCCAGAGGCGTCTCTGTAGCATCTGGGAAAATCATGCTTACTCATAAGACATTCAAAGGAAATAAAAAGTTAGGCGGCCATGTAGTCCAACGCACTGGAGAATTTCATACAGCTAAGACTGGAAGATATGCAGGTAAGAAGCGCGAGAAACTCAAAGTTCTTTACGGTGACTTTCTTAGCGATCGAGTGGTCAAGAAACATGTAGCAAGCGCATTTACAGATTACGCAACCAAAGAACTACCGGAAGACATACTCAGAAAGATTACCTATCACACTAAAAAGTAACGGGTCCTTTCAAAAATATAGGCGATGCGAGTAGCAAGGTCCCGAGATTTTTACCTGTCTATCAGTTTGAAATAGGGTTCCAAAAAAAGAAAAAATCATCATGTCAGAAAATCAATCTTATAAAAAACTTAATATAAACAGAGGTTTATTTGGTTATCCGTCAAGTGATGATTTGTTTTTGACAGATTTGCACGAAACTGAAATAAGGGTTCCAGCAGAAACCTTAGCAAGTTTTTTTAAGATTTCGACACGAAAAATAAGAGGCCTTGCACAGTCCGGTGTGATCCCAAAGGCCGATAAAAATCAATATCTCTTGAAAGAATCGATTAACGGATACACTGAACACCTAAGGCATGTTGCAGCTCGCTGGACGGCATCACCAGACGAAGCCGCACCTGGAAGTGTTGAAAGTGAACGTGCTCGTTTAACACGTGCAAAAGCAGACGAGCAAGAGCGAAAAAATCAAGTTGCTTGTGGTCAATTAGTCAAAAGCATTTCGGTTGAAAATGAATGGTCTGGCATATTGCGAGGTGTGAGAGACGCAATTCTTGCTGTGCCAGAGCGCATAAGATCCCGTCATACTGAATTATCAAACCCACAAATTGAAACAATAGATTTAGAAATTCGCCAAGCATTGGAAGATATTGCAGATGTTTGATTTTGATGATCGAGAGCAAATTAATCAATTGAAGATAAAAGTGCTGAGCGTATTGAAGCCCCCGCCTAAGATGAAGATGTCTAATTGGATAGAAGGTAATGTGAAACTGCCAGCAGGCGTTACTGCGACACCTGGCTCTATACGGCTGTGGCCTTTTCAAAGAGATATTGCAAACGCAATTGGTAATCCAAATATTGAACGTGTAACGCTTATGAAACCCGTAAGGGTAGGATTTACGCAACTTTTAACAAGTTGTCTTGCTGGTTATGTTGTAAATGATCCTGCGCCGATCTTAGCTGTATTGCCAACAGAAGCAGATTGTCGCGATTATGCCGTGAGCGATATTGAGCCAACATTTGAAGCAAGCCCCGTTCTTGCAAATATGCTTTCAACATCAAATCCCAAAGATCGATCTACTTTGCTAAGTCGTAAATTTCCGGGCGGTTCGCTAAAGATCGTAGCAGCTAAAAGCCCACGTAATTTGCGCCGTCACAATACTCGTATTCTGTTTATGGATGAAGTCGACGGCATGGAAGTTGGCGCAGAAGGAAGTCCGCTTTTGCTCGCAGAACGTCGAACACTACAATTTGCAAACCGAAAAATCGTTGTTGGGAGTACCCCAACCAATTACGCAACCTCATTTATTGCCAGTGAATATGAAAAATCAAATCAGCAAATTTGTGAAATTCCATGCCCTGAATGTGATGAATATTTTGAACTTCTATGGGATCATATCACTTGGCCGGAGAATGAACCAGAAAAAGCTCATGCGATTTGCCCATGTTGCGGGTCAATTCTGGACGAAGCCCATAAGCCAAATATGATTGATAATTTACGCTGGAGAGCAACAAAACCAGAAATAACAAATCATTATGGTTTTAGATTAAACGCACTTATCAGCCCGTTAGCAAATGCGAGCTGGGGCAAATTAGCATGTGAGTATGTGCAAGCTAATGAAGATCCCGCCGCCGTCCAAGTATTTCATAATACGATTTTAGGTAAGCCATGGGAAAGTAATGTTCAGGATATATCAGAGAGTGATTTAAAAGCCCGAGCTGAACCTTTCTCAGTCACGGATATTCCTGAAAATATTCTTGTGCTTGTTGCTGGTGTAGACATTCAGCATAACAGAAATGAAATGGTTATTCTTGGATTTGATCGTGACAATGTGATCCACATATTAGAACACCAAGTGCATTGGGGTGCATGGGACAGTGATGAACAGTGGAAAGCATTAGATGTTTCTATAAATCGTAAATTCAAACATCCATTAGGGGGTGGAATAAAATTGGATTGTGTCGCCATTGACTCAGGTGACGGGAGAACGCAAAAAGCAGTTTATGATTTTTGCCGTCCTAGATTACGGAAAAAAGTGTTTCCAATTAAAGGCGCAGGGGGATTCAGCCGCCGCTTTATTCAAAAATCAAATCACAAAGACAGCATGCCTCTTTGGATTATTGGTGTTGATAGCGTGAAAAGTCATATCATGGAGCGGATTGGTCGTGCTGATTTGATGAAATTCTCTGATACACTAGAGCCAATATTTTATGAACAACTCTTATCAGAACAAAAAACAGTGAGTTATTCACGTGGCCAACCTATTCACATGTTTAAGCGAATCCCCGGTCGCGATGCGGAAGTCTTAGATTGCGTGACTTACGCAATTGCAGCCCGTCAAATACTCAATATTGATTTTGACCAAAGGACGGATATGCTTAAACGGGACTTACTATCAAAAGAAAATATAACTGCAAAAAGAGTTCGGAAATCAAAGTTTATGTCTTAGCTTCAAGTAAAGGCTCAAGGATTATTTGCAATTCATAAAGCACATGGTAGCGATCTGATGAATCTTTAAATTCAGCAATCTTAAGACCCATTCTAGTATCAAATATTTCCTTGCTTATTCCTGCATCGATACATTTTTTCTCAAAGCGTTTGATAAACTCATTCGCTCGTTTTTTTGCACCATCTGGTGCGTTTTCCCAATAATCCATCTCTGTTTCTAGGTAATTCAATATGTCTTGTTTCATAGGCATTTTTTTCCTGACACCGCTACCACCACCATTTTCTTCAATAAAAATTATACCGTAATCTTCTAATGTTTTTCGTATTTTCGCGACTGTATTCACCTTTGTATTACTTCCCCTTTCAAGCCGTAAAACGGTATTCTTACCTACTCCCGCCAATTGAGCTAATTCATCAATGCTCAAATCAAGGGCTGCTCTTGCTAATCTACATTGTAATGGTGACATTATCACAATTTCCTTGACATTTATTTGAATTACAATATGGTGATATTATCCCCATGTCAATTAAATTGAAACTCAGGATATAGAAATTATGAAGCAAAATTCAATGAAGAGAATACAACAGGAACTAAAGGCTTTTGCTAATGATGCCGGTCTTAATCCGCCAGATCACAATTTGCGAGCGGCTGCTTTTCTACTTTTTCTTAATCATGATGAGTGGAATGGGTGTATTGCAATAATTGGCGAAAGAACAGAAGAGCTTAAAGTTTTGTCCGAAAGCGTTGCATGGGCTTGTTTAGATGACGACAGCGCTTTTATTAAATCATCTTGTGAGCGAATAGCAAATGTTATTGAAAGCCTAAAAACTAACCATAAGGATTTGAGTAAGGCGGTTGGCTTAGAATTTGATTAAATAAACCGCATTGCAGTTCTTGACAATAATAAACCGCAATGCTATTTATAAGTTATGATGAAAATAGACCTATCAGAATTATCTATTCCAAAATTTAAGCAACCAGAAGTGCTGAGCATTTCTGGGCTTGCGCCCAAAGTCCTTCAAACCTGGGTGGGTAGGAATGTAATTAAATTGGATCAGCAAAATCCAGGCAAAGGGAAAAGTAGGTTATATTCTAGCTTAGATATTGTTAAACTTGCAATTATGCGGCGTGGCTATGATTTACATTTAACACTTGCTCGTTCTGTTGATTTAGCCAATTCATCAATCGATTATTTAAAGCAAAAGGGAGGCATGGAATGGGATTTGAGGTTGGTTTTGCGGCCAATTGAAGAGGCTGAGCTCGAGAGAAGAAATATTTCGGTTAGGCATATCGGAGGCTTTCATGCCCTTTCAAAATATTTTCCAGCTATTGACGATCCTCTAAATGAAAATTTAGCTCGTGTTTTGGAAGCTGCTTATTATCCTGAAACGCGTGTAAAGTTATCGCTCGGAGAACAAATGGAACAACGGAAAAAGCAGGACGAAGACCTTAAAAATGCGATTTTAATGGCAGACCCAAGCTTCGATACGTCGCAAGAGCATCAAGATAGAAGAGAATTGAAATCAAATTTAGAAGTCGATTCGGCAAAAAGAGAATATTTTGCGCGTGGAGGTGTATTTGCGGAGCCGGTCATTGTCTTTCCACTTGGCAATACAATCAACGGCACCTTGCTTATGATTGATAATTTTGAAAAAGAAGGAAGTAAATAATGCGCCCTTTTAGCAAAATTCTACGATCAAAAAACAAGAACATAAGATCATCAAAACATGATCAAAAAGTGAATAGAAATTTTCGAGAAGCTTGGCCGGATACTGATTTACCCAAAACAGCTGATATAAAACATCGGCTTTATCAGTCCGTTTCAGCATTTTTAGACGAAAGCCCGTTTGGCAATGCGATTGAGTCCGAGTTGCTATCCTCATATTGCGGTTCGGATGGAATAAAGCTGAATACAGGTGAACGCGAGCGCGACTATAATTTTAATGCAGGTGAATTTCCAAAACCTTTTTTTGAATTGCAAAGGCAAATTGCAAGAAGTTGGCTTCGTCACGGTGAAGTATTATGCATTATAAATGTGCCGCAAATGCTTACGGTTCACATCACATTGCTCAATCCCAATCAGCGAGACTTAAACAAGCAAGGCATGAATATTCGTGAGGGTATTGAGTATGACGCTAACGGCAATGAAGTTGCCATGTGGATTAAATTTCCAGTATCGAACCAATATACCATTGGCTATATTAATCATCAGCCCAAAAGAATTCCATGGGAAAATGTGATTTTCTTTTGTGAAGAAATAACCCCGGGTGTCCGGCGCGGCAAAAGCCCATTAACGTCAATCTTGCCTATCGTTGACCAGCTCGAAAAGATCTATGGCGCACGTCTCAAGCAAATTCAAACAAGCGCCCTTTTTGGTGGCGTTTATATTTCGCCAGAAGGGGAAAGCTTGACGGATAATTCTGAGGATTTTTCATTAGAGCCAGGCGGGATTCTCAATCTTGCAATGGGGTCGGATTTTAAAACAGTAAACCCCTCTGCATCCCCAGATTTTGATCAACATATAAAAAGACTACTTAAAACAATTTCTGCAAGTGTTGGTATTACTTATGAGGCACTATCCGGCGATTTGAGTGATACGAATTATTCATCTTATCGAGGTGGTGCATTAATTTCACGGCGTAAAGCAGAAGCGACCCGCAATCTTGTTTTGAAGCCAATTCTAGGTGAAATTTACCGACTTTGGGAAGCGGTTAAGATTGAGAATAACCACTTATCGGAAAGCATCGAACCTCAATGGATAGATCCTGCATGGCCAGAAGTTGACCCGTTAAAATCTGCAAATGCGGATATCGCCCTATTGCAAGCCGGATTAAAATCTCGTTCCGAAATTATTGCAAGCCGCGGCCGCGATCCCGAGACTGTTGTCTCGGAAATTGTAGAAGACCCAATTCAACGCATGGCGCTAGAAGAAGAAACAAAAGAAAAAGGTGAAGATGAAAATGACTCAACCATCCACTAGTATAATTTATCGCTCGGTGGCACCTCGCGAAAACAGTTATAATCGTGATAACCAAACTTTTGAGGGGGTGATTGCGACAGATACTGCAAACGTACAGGATAATATCAGACTTGATATTGAGGCACAGGCTAAAATTGGTTTTCCAAAAGTCATTCCCCTTATGAAAGATCATAGCCGTGCCGCTCATGACCAAATGGGCGATATCCGCGATTTGCGTGCAGAAAAAGGCACAGATGGAGTTACCCGTCTTATTGGCACGGTAAAAGTGTCCAGTGGCAGTCACACTGAATTTTTAAGATCAAATCTTGAAAGCGGGGTTCACACCGCGCTCTCAATCGGCTTTCGCGTCAAGAAATGGAGCGCATAATGACACTCGAAAACATTAGAACTGCGACAGAATTTGAAATTTGTGAAGCGTCAATTGTATCTGTGCCAGCAGATCACATGAGCCACGCACGAAATATGCAAGCCTCGCCACCGCCATCAATTCTGCCCGCACCAATTCAAGTGCCTATAGTCTATTCGAGTCATAACGACACCACACATGATAATTTTGTGAATTTTAAAAGGGATTTTTCCGGCTTTTATGCAGCAATTGCGCATAATGAAACTCCTAATGAAGCACAACAGGCTGCAGCTGATTTAAGTGATGACATTATCATTTCGCGGATTCTAGAAAAAGAAAACCGTGACACATTCGGAATGTCACGCGCCCAACAACGTAATGCAGCAATAACCTCTCAAACAATGCAAATCATAGGACAAGATATTATTCAAGGGGCAGCTATGAAGTCTCTTGAAGTTGCGGATACGAAACTAGCGCCAGTGTTCAGCAAAACCGATGTTCCGGATTTACATAAGCGTTTATTGCCTCGGGTAGAGACAGGCGGCTTAGAACTCACAGATTCCAGCGAAAGCGATGAAATTAAGTTTAGTTCGGTAGGTGATAGCGGTGAAACCCTTTCCGCATCATTTATGCGTGGCGGTTCTAGCATTACCTTGGAAGCAAATATAAATTCTCAAGGTAAAATTTTTGCATCTCTTGGCAAAGGTTTTGGAGACGCTACTCGCACAAAAATTGCAGCTCGCAAGGTGGCGCATTTAGAGGAAAATGATTTTGCTGGATCTGAATTAAGAGATGGTAAACACGTCTTTTCAGCAGATAGAGGCAATATTGCAGAAATGAAATTTGACCCAGAGCAAAATGTTACAAACATGCTGAAAATTATGACAATGCATGAAACGCGCAAAGATGCGTTCAACCAGATCGTCGGATATGCGCCTGAGTTTCTAATTTGTCATCCAGACAATGAAGAAGCATACTTGCGTATGCTTACCCTCTACACAGCAAATACAGCGCAAGATATTCCAATTTTGGCAAATCGATTAAAACTAATTGTTGAACCGCGTCTCAAAAGTCCAAATCATTCTTGGCTCGTTACTGCCCCTGCAAAAATGGATGGTGCAACGCGGGTCTATTTAGAAGGATATGAAACACCCGTAGTCGATAGCAGGGTTAATTTCATGACAGATGCACTCGAATTTAAAATTAGGTTGGCATTTGGCCTTGGTTGGTTGGAGTGGCGTTCTTGGACACGTATTGACCATGGTGCAGATTAATGGCGGTTGATTGGGATAAAATTGACATAAATGACGCCCCTATAGTTCTTGAAGCGTTGCAACGCGCTCGCATGAAACTAGCCGCAGGGGTCGGCATTGCTAGCGTAAGTTCAAGCGGGCAATCCGCATCCTTCTACGCTGGAGATATTCCGACACTTGATCGATTGATCAAGCAATTTGAACAAAAAACGCGGGGGCACATTAGTACCCGGGTAACGCATCCAAAAATAACAAAAGGATTTTAGAAATGTCTTTTAAGCAATACGGAAACGCAATTGATGCAGTAGCCCCAGCCGGTGGCATTAAGGCAGGTGGGGTCGTTATAGAAGACCTCTTTGGGGTTGCTATTGTAGATACGCCGGAAAATAAGCCATTTGCTTTACAGGTTTCGGGTGTTTTCAATCTACCAAAAGGTGATGAAGGAATATCTTTTGGCAAGAAAGTATATTGGAAAGACGAAGTGGTCACTCTTGATAATAGTGCTCACTTTATCGGATATGCGACACAAGAGGCTGCCTCCTCAGAAACAAAAATAGCAGTGCGTTTATCTGTTTAGTTGAAAGGGACTTATTGTGAGCGCGATAAAACCGATTTTAAATACGAAAGACAAGGTTAAAGCAGTAACCGATGGTCTCTTGGATGGCGGCTTTAAGCCCAAGTCAATTGAATTCAAACCAGATGGTTCTGTATTTTTTCATAGTGATGAGCAAACTGCTTTAGGTGGGACTATAAACGAATTTGCAAAATGCAAGGCCGCAAAGGATAAGTTAGATGGCAAATATTAAATTGCCAGGCGTAATCACGAAGCGGGTAAAATACCGCCGCAAGTGTGGTGCTAAAGTTGTCAAAACTTACTACACCTATGGAAAAGGTGGAGCGCGAATATATGGCAAAATAGGCACAGCTGAATTCTATGAGAATTATGTAAGTTTAAGGGATCGCCATAAAAATCGTGAGATTAAAAATTTTGTTGATCTCACCTATAAATACGAATCTTCACGGGCATTTAATGATCTTGCAGAATCCACAAAAAGAGTGACACTTTATCAGCTTGCTCGATTAAGACAAGAATTTCAGACATTTTCACTTAAAGCACTTGAATATAAAGAAATGCGTCAAGAATTTAGAGCTTTTCTTGAAAAAATGTCGGATCAACCTGACAGTGCAAACCGACATATGAAGGTTCTCAAAACAGTTCTAAATTTTGGAATTGACGTTGGCTTGATCGAGCATAATAGAGCTAATGGAATTAAATTGCTCAAAACGAAAACAAGAGCGGGTATTGACTGGAGTAACGAACAGCTTTCAAAAATCAACTTCCTTCCAGAACATATAAAGCTGCCAGTACAATTTGCACTTTGGACAGGACAACGCCAAGGCGATGTTCTTAATTTGAAATGGTCGAATATAAGTGATCAGTTTATCTATATAAACCAATCCAAGACCGATACTCAGGTCTATATTTATCGCATTCCAGTTATAGATGAAATCTTATCAAATGCTTGGATGGAAAATAAAAATGAATTTGTTTTCTTGAATTCCAAAGGGCAGCATTGGAAGTCAGGTTTTGGTGCATCACAACGTAAAGCATTTAAGCGCGCTGGAATTCATGATGTGCACTTTCACGATTTACGTGGAACTTTTGAAAATAGATTGAGAGAATCCGGCTGCACGGAATCAGAAGCATATTCAGTGACAGGAAGGTCTATGAAAGGCTCGGCAAACGCTTATTTCTCTAGGTCAAAATCGCTTTCGAAGGCCGCAATGACCAAACTGAAAGAGAACTTTTGCGAACAAAAAGTCACAAAAACCATTGAAAGTGGTCACAAAATTCATTCATTTAAAGAAATGGAAAGAAAAAATGCTACTTAATTACAATGACTTAAATGG